AAGACGGCAAAATAAAAGACGGATTGAAAATTGATTGTCATTTAGATGAGTACATTAGATTTAAACCTAACCAACTAAACATAATTCTCGGACACGATAACGTTGGGAAAACTTATTGGATAAATTGGTACTTCTTAACACTTGCACTTAAACACGATTTAAAGTTTTGCATTTGGAGCGGTGAAAATAAAAAAGCTACAATACTTCGTGATTTACTGCAAATGTATTACGGTGTAAAATTCAAAGATTTAACCTACCAACAAATTCAAACGGGTGTTACAATACTTGAGCAACAATTTAAGTTTATAAGCAATAAAGAATTATACAAACCAAATGAACTATTGAAGTTGTTTGAAGAAAGCGAATGTAATGTAGCATTGATTGACCCATTCACTGGGTTGGATAGGCAAATGGATTTTCAAAGTAATTACAATTTCTTAAATACTTGCCGTGATTTCTGCAATAAATTTGGAGTTACAATTTACATAAACACGCACCCAAATAGCGAAAGCGGTAGGAGTGGTAACGTTTATCAGGAAGGCGAATATAAAGGGCATTTAAAAGCACCTTTAAAAGACCATATCGAAGGAGGTAAAGCATTTAGTAACCGATGTGATGACTTGTTTGTTATACATCGCTTAGTAAAACACGAAACAATGAAGTATTGCACTTGGGTAAACGTTGAGAAAGTTAAAGATATGGATACAGGCGGTAAACATACTGCATTGAATGACCCTATTATGTTTGATTTTAATTCGGGGTTAGGGTTTGTCATTAATGGAGTTGACCCTTTGAAGTCAGTTAGACCAAAAACCAACCCGTTACAAAATGTCACGGTTTCAAATAGTTTTCCAACTAAAAACCATATTGTTGACTTCAACAAAAAGGTTGAACCCGATATAGTAAACGGAAAAGAATTAATACCTTTCAGTCAAAAAATAAAGGATATTCCTTTTTGAATATTAAACTAAGCAAAAACACGAATAAATGGACGAATTAACTATTATAACTGGCAAAGTAAACTTAGACACTACTTATTTAAAGATTAAACTAAGCCTTGAGGAGATAAAAGAACGTGCTTCAAATAGACATGACTTAATACATTCAATGGAGCGTAGTTTAGCAGACCTTCAACAAGTTAAAATTAGTTACGATGCTATGGAAAAAGAACTAAGGGCAGCACTCCAGCAGAATTTTAGACTTGAAAAGCTATTAATGGAAGAAAAGTTTAAAGTAAAGGATTTAGAAATTCAATTAAAAATGAAAAACGTAGAATTATGAAGAAGTATAAAATATTAAATTTATATGCGTGTTTAGGTGGCAACCGTTACAAGTGGGATGACATAGCAGACAACTTAGAAATAACAGCCGTTGAACTTGACCCGGAAGCAGCACGTTTATACAAAGAGCGTTTTCCAAAAGACGAAGTAATAGTAGCAGACGCACACCAATATTTGTTAGACCATTACAAAGAATTTGATTTTATTTGGAGTTCACCACCTTGCCCAAGTCATAGTAGAATGAGACTAACAAACACTGGTGAGGGCGAACGTAAATCACCGCCAACTTATCCTGATATGAAGTTATACCAAGAAATAATATTTTTAGATAACTTTTTTGAAGGTAAATATTGCGTTGAAAATGTTATTCCTTATTACGAACCATTGATAACCGCACAAAAACGCGGAAGGCATTTATACTGGACCAACTTTAATTTGCCAAATGATTTAGGCGAACGCAAAGCAAATAATTTTATTACTTCAAAAGTTTCTGAATTAAGTAAATTCCACGATTACGATTTTACACAATACAAAGGAACGCAAAGAGTGGATAAAATGGCGCGTAACTTAGTAGACTACGAAGCTGGGAAAACAATACTTGAAACAGCTTTAAACATTTACAAAAAGACGAATGTAAACCAAACTTCAATATTTGATTATGAGGTGTAAAAACTGCAAGAATAAGTTTGAGCAAGTTAGGTTTAACCAAAAATTTTGTTTAGAACCTGAATGTGTCCGAGTTTGGGTAGAATCCGAAAAGGCGAAACAATGGAAAAAGACGAAACAAAAGGCGAAGCAGGATTTAATGACTTTATCCGACTACCTTAAATTAGCCCAACAAGTGTTTAACAAGTTCATTCGACTACGTGACAAAGGGCAAGTTTGTATATCCTGCCAAAAAAAGCCGTTAAAAGAAAACGCAGGTCACTTTTTTAACGCAAATAACCATTACAACGTAAGGTTTGACGAAAGGAATGTTAATCTTCAATGCGAACATTGTAACACTTATTTGAGTGGAAACCTAATTGAATATCAAAGAAACTTAATTCATAAAATCGGAATTACCGATTATTCTCAATTAGAAGCTGAAGCAAGGAAAACACGGAAGTTCACAATTGACGAACTAAAAGAAATAATAGCTATTTACAAAAAAAAGATTAAAGAAATAGAGTTATATTAAAAAGAATAGTTAATTTTGAGAAACAATTAAAACTAAAATTATGACACGAGAAGAAAGGTGCAAGTTAGCAATTGAACGAGGTTATACCTATGACCCTGAAACGGGATTTATTTATAATCGGTATGGGAAAACCTCAAGACCAAATAAATTAAGCGGATATAATGAAATGTGTGTTACTGTAAATAAAAAACCATTTAAAATCCAAGCACATCAATTTGCGTGGTATTATGAACATGGATATTGCGCAAATGAATTAGACCATATTAACGGGGTTAAAACTGATAATAGAATATGTAATTTGCGAAGCGTAACACACCAACAAAATAATTGGAATAGAGTAAATGCTAAAGGGTACACTATTATAAAAAATAGTAATAAATATAGAGCTGAAATAAGATTAAATACTAAAAAGATTTATTTAGGTTCATACAATACCGAACAAGAAGCGCGTAATGCATATTTAGCAGCAAAAGAAATTTACCATAAAATTTAAATTCTTTGTTGTTATATTAAAAAGAATAGTTATATTTGTACACGTTTAACAATTAATTTATATTTTATGAAACATTTATTTAAAGCATTGGCAGACTTTCAACAGGAAGTGCCAGTAATTCACAAAGGAACGCAAGGTTATGGGTATAGCTTTGCAGATTTACCAACAATTTTTAATGTAATAAATCCATTACTTAAAAAACATGGATTAGGGTTTACGCAGTTAGTAGGTAAAGACGAAATAACTACAATGCTATTTCACATTGAAAGCGGTGAAAGTTTAACCACGAATACAAGCGTACCAAATAACGTGCAATTAAAAGGCATGAATGAGTTCCAGGTTATGGGTTCTGCAATTACTTACATAAGACGTTATTCGCTTTCTGCTCTTCTTGGAATTATTACCGACAAAGATACGGACGCAGCAGGAGAGCAAGTTAAAGCCGTAAACACGGAAAAGAAACCTAAGATTGAGGGCGAGCGCTTCTTAAAAGCTATTGAAGCAATCCGAGCAGGTGAATTTACAGCCGAAGAACTACAAGCGAAGTTCGATTTAAACGAAGTACAACAAAAATCATTGTTGTTAGTATGAAAATTAGAGCATCGCAATTAGGCAAAATAATGACTTCCCCAAAAACAAAAGGGGAAGTTTTATCTAAGACTTGTAAAACCTACATTCAGGAACTTGCAATTGAAAACACGTACGGAATCCGTAAGGAATTTTGGAGTAGATACACGGACAAGGGTAACGAATGTGAAAACGAAGCAATAGAACTTGTTAACGATGTTTTGAATTTAGGCTTTATTTACAAGAATGAAGAAAACATAACAAACGAATGGATAACGGGAACGCCTGACGTAAACACGAACGAGATATTACTCGACGTTAAAACAAGTTGGGACGCTACAACTTTTCCGTTCTTTGAACCTTTCTTTGAAACTGAAATTCCAAACAAAGATTACTACTATCAACTCCAGGGATATATGTGGCTAACTGGAAAGACGGAATCACTTTTATGCTATTGCTTAGTCAATACACCTTTTCAGATAGTTGAAGACGAAGTTAGGCGCGAACATTGGAAACAAGGGTTAATTGATGAAAGTTTGGACGTAAGAGACTTTGTTCAAAAGAAACATAACTTTGACCACATACCAAAAGAAAAGCGTTTAAAAGTCTTTAAAATAGCAAAAGACGAAGAAATAATCGAAAAGATTAAACAACGAGTAGAAGAATGCAGAGAGTATTATAACAATTTAATTCAAACACTATGACAAAAGAACTAAAAATCATGGGTTACTACATTAACTCAACAAGAGAAGACCAATGCGTACAAATCAAAGATATCCAACGTGGGAAACTTTGGTACGAAGTAATTAGGCAGTATGACAAAAACACGATATCAGAATTTTGCTGCAGTCAAGAAAGATTTAAAAACCTTTATACCCAAAAGAAATGAGTAAAACAAGCGTAAAAAGTAAATTAGAAGTCTTAAAACAATGGCTTCAAAGTATAAACCCAATAAAATATATTAAGTAAATGGAAAAGAAAGACAATTCAGGAGCGTTATTTACAAACAACAAACGAGAAAAAGAAACGCATCCGCATT